GCCGGTGACGCTTGCGATGTGGTGGACATAGGAAGCGAGCCAGCTGGGCGTTGCTAGTTTTTTGAGGCTGGGATTCCGGGATCGGATTTGAGCGAGGCGGTGGTGTTTGCGACCAGATAGAGGTCCATCGCTTCGCTCATCTCGGCAGACAAGGGCTCAAGCTCGTTATGATAGGTGATGTGTTTTTCAAGCCACTGGTCCACGGCATCGAGGAAGGACTGCCGGTTGTTGACCACTGCCCGGATTTCTTCCTTCGGCTCGGTGTGCAGGAATGCATAAGCAGCGGTCTTCTGCATCATGTCGCCGCCGTCGTCCTCGAAGACGTGGTTTCGTTGCAGCCATGAGAGCGAGAGCGCGGTCATCGGTCGCAGCACGAACTTGGATTTGCGCTTGGGTCCGGCGGTCATGCCAGCTTCACGCATGGCTTCATCATCTGTCATTAGGTCAGTGTCTTGCATTTGTTTTTATGGTTAGAGCATCGCGGCGACCTGCCGCTTGGTTTCCTCGCTGGCGGTCTCGGCGATCAGTGCCTTGCGCGAGCCGTTGGAGATCTCGACCATCCGCGGGGAGGTCTTGACGATCTCGACCAGCGTGGTGCGGTTCATGAGCGCGCCGCGCATCCAGAGGACGGGGTTTTCCTTGTCCTTCGCTGCCATGTCCTCGTGTCCCTTGGTGGCGTAATATGCTACCTCTCCGGCCTTCAGCGGACACTCGGGAGATTGCGCCTCGAACCAGAATTCCTTGGACTCGCGGCCGTCGGGGCGGATGATGTGAGTGAATGTGACGAACTTGAATCCGTAGGTCAGCAGCACGGAGGCAACCATGATGTTCATGGTGTGATAGAGTTCTTGTTTCTGGTTCATTTTTTATGGGCGGCAGACGGTCCCGGTCTGCCAGCGGGGTTTGATGGGTTAGGCCTGCTCGGTCATCGTGCTGGCATACTGCGTGGCACTGACTGAGAGTTTGCGGAACTCGCCCTGGGCGGTGCTTTCGTTGTAGCTATCGACAATCACGGTGCCGCCCGTGAGGCCGCCCGTGGTCGTGTCGTTGGTAAGCGTGAGGAGTGCCGCAACGTCCATGGTCACGGCTCCGTTGACGAAGCCCTCAAGCGAGATAGAGGCAGTCAGGCCGGAATGCGCGACGGCGACCACGTCGTTGACAGCATCGCGCACTTCCGTCTTCACGGATTGCACGTTGCGGGAGAATGAGGTCAGGATGATCCCGGTCTCGTTAGTGATGCCGAATTGGAGGTCTGCGGCTGCGGCGGAAGTGTAGATAGTTGCTGCCATGAGGGTGAGTGTTCACCCGTCGCGGCATGTCAAATCCGGCCGAAGGTGCAGGCGGCGGTGAAGGTCACTTCAAGCAGTGCTTCGTCCCAGTTCTGGGAGCTGCCGTTGTAGGTCCATTCCCAGAAAATGACGTCAGACTGGTTGAGCGCGGCGAGCATCGCGGACTGGTCGAAGAACAGGCTTTCGATCTGGTCGATCCACGCTGCGATGTCCGCCTCCGGCTCGTCGCCGGTGTGCGCCCGCAGCGTGATGGTGACTTCGGCTGTCGATACCATGTGCAGCGCGGCGGAGTGGGCGGTGCTGCCTTGGATGTCCACCACCAGGCAGGGCAGGGAGAATGTTTCGCGGGCGGTGGCGTCGGCCACCATGATCGAGTCCGCCGGTGAGTTTTCTGTCAGGTAGGAAACGAGGGTGTCCTTGATGCGTTGGGTGGTGGTCATAGTTCCTGGTTGGTTTTTTTGATTTGCTTGTCGATGCTAGTCTGCATCCACTTGAACCCGTTTTTCAGTGCTGTCGCCACAGCGGCGGCAGTGTCTTCAGTGAACTGAATGCTCTTGATGTAGGGCGTGGAATTTTCCAGCTCGACGGAGTAGTTAAGCCCCTTGTCCTTCTTGGTAGCAGATCCGAAGCCGCCGCCGACGTGAGTCCGCAGCCATTTCTGAACGGTGATTTTTGTGCCATCGACTTTCTCGCCGGCCTCGATCCACGCTGCCTTGGCCTGGCCGATCTTCTTGACCTGCTTATCGACGTGCGCGTTTCTCTCAGAAAATGAAATCGGGCTGCGCTTGTATTTGCCCTGCGTCGCTAGATCCTTGGGGACTCTGCCACGGCGGTCACGGGCTTTGGTGTGGACGCTGGCGGCGGTGCCTTCGATGCCTTGGACGTTGGCGTTGCTGATTGCGCGGTGCGCCTGCTTGGCGACGAGTCCGTGAAGTAGGTCTTTCGCTTTGCCGGTGATGCCATAGGGTTGAACCTTGATAGCCATCTGCTTAGCACCGCCGCGGGCGATCTGGTTGATGCCGTCCTCGACGGTCTTATCCATCACCGCCGCGAACATCCGCAGGACTTCTTCCATCCTGCGCTGGGTGGCGCGGTCAATCTCGAGCTTCACGTCAATCATCGGCTGTCGCTTGAGTCGGTGAGTGTGAAATGGATGGCGACCGGGCCGGTGACGACCTCGGCCACGCGGTAGCTGACGCCGTCCACGGTGCATCGTTTCTGGAGCATCCCGCGTGGGTTGGAGACGTGGCGCGGCTGCGCGGTGGCATTGGCGCTGATGTCGCTCTCCATGCCGCCCAACGCGCCGTCGTAGCTCTTGCGCTCGGAGTCCATGACTACATCAAACGTCTGCCCGTTGCAGACCATAACAGAGGTGCCGAAGTCGGTGTCGATCTCGTCGTTACCGGCTAGGAGGAAGTCGTCAATCAGGCTCATGCTCTGGGCCGGGTGTCAACTTGTCGGAGTCCAGATCGCGCACGACGCGAGCGAACCGAGTCCAAGTCCAGCCCTTATCATCAAGAATGAATCCGGGCTTTGAGATAATGTGGTCAAACAGATCGACCAGTCCGAAGAGTTCCGCTGCTTTCCTTGCGTGCGCCTCGCCACGCATCGACCACAATGTCAGGGAATAGCCCTCGGCTTTTTTCCTGCGGCACCAGAGGATGGCCCTCTCATTGGCAGCACCGTTGATCAGGATCGTCCCGTCCACATCGACTGCGATCACCTTGGGCGGGCGATACTTCATGACAGGACGACTCGGCAAGCGGTTCATGCCTTAGTCCGGAAGTCAATTTTGCGGCGAGCGGCTGGCGGAAAATCCGCTCGTAGTGCTCCCGGAATTTCTCGCCGTCAACCGGCCGTGGCGTGTCTCCTTTTCCTGCGCTCATGTCTTTACCCTAAGCAAAACCGCCGCCCCGGTTTCCCGAGACGGCGGCTGACATGATACAACCAGCAGAGATTATCCGATGATGACGGCGAGGTGCTCGGGCTTGATTACGGACATGCCGTAAGCAATCGCGACCTCGTATTTCACCATCCGTTGGCCGGGCCACATCGTGATCTCGAATGCGATGCCGGTGACGGGGTCGGTGATCACGTAGCGGTCGGCGGCTTGGTCTCCGGCCTGGAACTTCGGCAGGCGCGTCGCCAGGGTGATGGCGTTGCGGCTGAGTGCGATGTTGCGGGCGGAGGTGCCGAAGATCGTCATCGCCTTGGTGGCGGCGCTCATCGCCACGCGCAGGCCTGGGGCCGCGAGGGTGATGGTGCCGGGTGCGGAAACACCGGCGGCGACGACGTATTTGTTAGCGTCGCCTGCGAAGGTGACGATGTCGCCTGCCAGAACGGTGCCTGTGCCGGTGATCAGCGGGATGGAGGTGGTGCCAACCGCGAAGCCAGCGGCAGTCGTGGTGTAGCTCGCGCCGGTTCCGGCGGTGGCGCTGGAGATGCCGGCCGATTCGCGGAGGTCGAAGCCGTAGAGGCTGCCGAGGACGCCGTTGCGGAGCAGACCGGAATCGCCTGCTTCGTTGACTTTGTAGAGCGAGGACGTGCCGCGCAGGGCGACGCCAGCAGTGGTGTCGATCACCACCGAGCGGCCGGTCATTGGCGCGCCGTTGTCGGTGAGGATCTTCTGGGCGCCTGCGAAGTCGGCGAGGACTGGAGCGGTGCCGGCAGTGGTGCCGATCGCGCGGGACGCGCCGTTTTTGGCGGCGAGGCCGAGCGCTGATTCGATCTCATTGATGTGGACGCGGAAGCACTGGGCCATCTGGTCGCGCATGATGGCCTCAAGGCGGCCGCCGGAGCTGACGCCGAATTCTTCCTCGCCGGTCCAGTTGAAACCGGATGACTTGTAGTTGTCGATGACTAGCGACTTGGTGCCGATGGTCTGGTCGCTGGCGGCGGTGACGGTCATGGCCGGCGTGATGTTGCCGGTCGTATTGACCGGAGCGACCGGGCTGTAAATGGTCTGGTCCTTGGCGATGGTATCGGCCGAGGAGTCGAGGTTGACGGCTCCGAGGAAGCCGGTGACTTCGCGGGAAACCACATCGAGGGCTTCGTAAGCGAGAGGGATTAGATTCGTGAGGGTGTTAGCCATGGGATTGGGTGGTTAGTTGATTGATTTCAGGAGAGTGTTCAGTCGGTGATCTTGCCGCCGGCCTTGATGAAAGCCTTGATTTCTGCGGGCTTGAGATTGGCGATTTCCGAGCGAGTCATGGTCTTGCCGCCTGCTTCGCCTGTGTCACCGGTCAGGTTGACCGGGGCCGGGTGGCCTTGGGTGGCGAGCAGCTCGGCGGCTTTGATAGAGACCTTCTCGGCGGTGACTTCGGCGGCTGCGATGGCCGCAGTGAGCTTGAGGTCGTTTTCAACAGCCTTGGCTTCAAATTCTGAAACCTTGGCTTGCGCGGCGGATAGATCGGTCTGGAGTTGCGCGTTGACTTCCGAGAGTCCGGTCAGTTCCACGATCTTCGCCTGAGCGGATTCGAGGGTGGCGCTCAGGGTTTCAACTTCGGCAAGCGAGGCTTCGAGTTGTGCAACTTGGTCGTTGCCGGGGAATAGTTTGGCGAGGATGCTCATCTTGCCATTCCCTTCGGTGTCAAATTCGGCTTTGGCTTTTCCGTCCTTCAGGACGATATCCACGAAGCCGTTGGCCTTCGCCTCGTCGGCTGTCATCCAGGTTTCCGCGAACATGAGGTTGCGGATCTTCTTCTCGTCACCGCCGGTGCGGTCGGCATAAATTCCGGCGATCTCCGAGCTGATGCCTTCCAGCAGGTCGGCGGTTTTCCGAAAGGCGCGGGCGTCTCCCATGGCGATGGTGGACGCTTCGTGGATCATGATCCGGCTGCCTGCATTCATCCGGCGGATGTCGCCAGCCATCAGGATCACGCTGCCCATGCTGGCGGCGAGTCCGTTGACGGTGGTCGTCACCTCGACGCCGCGGGCAGAGATGCCGCGCAGCGCGTTGTAAATCCGCTGCCCCTCGAAGACGCTGCCGCCTGGGGAGTTGATTTCCACCTCGACGCTTTCGAGCGCGTGGTCGGCAGCGCAGACCACGTTGTTGATGGACATGATGCCGACTGCTGACGGGCCGTAGAGCGCATCGAGTTCCTCGATCAGTTTGTCGGCGGAGTCTTTGTGGACGCCATCGTTCAGCCGAAGCTTGCCGGCGCGGTTTTCGATCTCAATCAGTTTCATCAGTCTTGGTGGTGGGTGGGTTTTCAGGGGCGTCCGGTGCATCCGGTTTCGCCATTTCGTTAGGGGTGAGCATCAGCAGTTCTCGCGGTTCGATCTCGATGCCGTATTTGTCGCCAACTTCCTTGGCGATGAGTTGGCGGGTGGCGGCCTCCTCGGCTTTCTCACGGATGACGTGCTTGTATTCCTTGCCCATCGCGGCGGTGATGTCTGATGCGGACTTGAAGCCGAGCTTGTAGCTCGATTCTAACTCCTTCATAACGCGGCCGTCGTCGATGGTGAGCTTGGGCGGGAAGGAGAATTCCCACCGCCACCAGTCGGCAGACTGCGGGAGGTCGCCGCGCTTCTGGGCTTTGGCGACTGCGTAGGAAACGATGCGCTTGGCGGCGTAGCAAAGTAGGTCCTGGCGGTCCTCGATGGATCGTTGGGCCATGGCGATCTCGGTGCGCTGGGCAGTGCCGCCGCCGACGCCGTGGCCGTTGTAAAAAGCATAGGGCCAATTCAGTCCTGCATACGCGGACTTGAGCAGGCGGTCATGGAAATCCAAGAATGGATTGCCAGGGCGGTTGTTGACGAGCGTCTCGATCTTGCCGCCGCTGTTGGATTTGAAATAGCGGACGGTGCCGCCGTCGAGCGTCTCGACGGTCATGCCCTTGTCGCCCGCCTCGTTCCCGACAAGCGCGTTGTATGGATCATCTGGGTCAGGGCCGCCGCTTTCGTTGTATTCGATGAGGCTGATGGAGCTCATCTGCATCATGGCGAGACGCTCCCACTCGGTGCTCTGAATGATGTCACGGCAGTCGTTGATGCAGTGGGTGAGGGCGGTTAGTCCCCGGCCCTGATACTGCCACTCAGGATCATAAAGGTGGATGACGTTCGACGCCGGGAGCCACTCGGAAAGTTTGCCGAACTTGTCTAAGAATGCATACTCCTTGGCCTCGCCGGATGGGTGATAGATGATGCCATCTTGCAACGTGCCGCCGCGCTGCGGTCCGTCCTGGAGTCCGTTGGGATTGCCGATGCGGTGGGACGGAATCCCCTGGTATTGGGGAAAGCCGGTCTTGGTTTCCGTCAGCAAGATGAAGATCTCGCCGTCGGTGTCGATGGCGGAAGACCAGCCGAATAGGTTGGTCTTGAGATCGTGCATGCCACCGCGGGTGTCACCGATGGCGTAGAAATTTCCGGTCAGCCAGTCGGTTGCCACGTTGCCAAACTCGGAGTCGCCGCCCTTGAACTGCGGAACGAATGCGCGGCCAACGGAATACATCGACCGCTGGTTGATGGCGTTCTTGATCGGCCCGAAGTTGAGATAGATCCTGCGGGCGTGACTCAGGAGTTTGACGCGGTCCACGGACGGGACGAGCTGCGCGATGTCCTTTTTCTCGATGGGCTCGTAGGGACGATGGCGCGTGTCGTTCGCGGCACGGGCGGCCTTGTAATTGATAGTGCGTCCGAACTCATCCAATAGGGCCATGACAGGCGGCGGGTGTCAAAACCTGCCGAAGCTCCTGGACTGCTGAGGGACATAGCCGAGGTCGATCCACTCCATCGCGCGGCCCATGGCGGTGAGTGTGTCGGGGATGCTGAGTCCCATGGTCTTTCCCATGCTCACACCGTTTTTTGTAGCCTGCGTGACAGTCGCCAAGCCGCCGGGCTCCATGCTTTGCAGGATGAGGGCGCGGTGGTTGGTGCGGAGTTTGTTGGAGATCGTCGGGTCACACAGTCCCGCCCGCGCCCACTCCCGAGCCACCTGCAATGTTTTCGCGTCCATTCATGGACGGCGGGGTGTCAAAATGGGGGATGAAAATAGTTTGAAATAAATCTTGTAGGAATCAAAGGGGTGTGCGAATGTCTTCTTGTCAGCGGGGAACGGACCCCGAACCAACCAAACAAAATGCAAACGATCAAATGGACCACAGCCGCCGGAACCGCCCTCGAAGTCTCCATCTCGACCGCTTACCTCCTCAACCGCCAAG